GACGGAATTATATCACTCATTTGGAAGCAAAATGGTTACTAACCATGTTGCCTCCAAATGAGAGATGCGGTATCACGACACTTGGCGCGTTTTCTATGTAAAGGGTTAACAACCCTTTTAATCTCTTCGCCATAGAAGTGGGAGAGTAACCCAGTAGCTCTCACACGCGGTTAGCAGGCGATCTGCTAGGTGGAGCGGCCCTCCTGACACAGGCCTTACTGTGTCCTATGATTTTCATGAAAATGGACAACGAATCAAAGCAAAAAGGGGCTAACGGGGAACCAGGTTGTCACAATGCTACTGGAACAAAAGCGAAAATACGAAATTTCTTTGGTTATCTAATGAGAAAGAGGAAACAACAGGTTAAACGAATCAAAAACGATGTTGTATTACCGTCGAGAATTGGTTACATGAACCTCCAAGATGAGTGTGACAATATTAAGCCGGACGATGTTAATAAAATAGGTTTGGATGATATGGACAACATCAATGCTGAAGCCACCTTAGGTGGAATTGGTTATGATGGTCCTGTCAAGGTATTGCAAGATATCGGCCAAGTCAAGAACATTACCAGGCTTAAGGTTGTAAAACCCAAAAGGAAGGTCGTATCTAATGACGCTACAACTTGTTGTAATGATTGTCAGACCGATGGAGTAGCTGAGTGTGTCGCTGACTTCAAAACTTATGATAAACAATTAGAAAGCCTGCCGAGGAGAGCTATAGCTAAGCTGAGAGCCAAGAAAACAACTAGGTTCGTTTACAGCCAGCTATTAAATTTTCTGCGGTGTAAACATTTTATGCACGTTCGGGATACACACTTTATAACAACATTAGTGTCAGATGCCCGAGCTTGGTTGCTTAAGAATGGATATACCATGGAGACATCTCTGGATTACACGATTTTGACTAGTGCTGTACAACAAGCATTCATCGTGTCGGCGGAAGAATTGGAGTTTCGAGCTTCGATTAAAAACCCAAGAGTCGTTGATCATATAAAACATCATAATGCGACGATGGAAGGAAACTTGGGAAGGGTTTTCATGTTTGCTGATAATTCAGTAAAACATGCGGCTGCCAGAATGGCACGCAGACCCTTTACGCGATCTGTAACGATTGGATCGCCTAGACCTGAAAATCTGGTCTAATGGCGCCCATTGTGTTACCTTGTAAATGCTCTAATAGAGTACCGCTTTCGGTTAATGAAAAAGAATACAAGGTCCGTGCTAACACGATGGGATGCAAACTCCGACAATACGCCAAATTATTCAATTTGAATATTGGATCGTATTGTAACATAGAACCACAATTTTATTGGAATAACTGTGCTTGTAATGAATTCGATGCTCTGACCAGACGTCATTTATTAGGTAGTATTCCGGGTTACGACTCAGGAAACCCAGAACTCTTAGTTTTGGAGAGGAACTTAATGATGATGGCTGATAGCGTTGGATCATTTAAACCGGTATCCCACAAAATTTTGATGGAACACACAAGATCTACTATGAAAAAGCGGTACAAAAGAGCATTCTTCTTACTGCGTGATAGAGTAGTGAATGTATCAGAAAAGGAATCAATGTGTAAGACATTCGTCAAATACGAGAAAATACCAATTGGTAAATTTGAAGATGGAAAACCGCCTCGTCTGATACAGTTTCGAGATTTCACGTATGTATATAGTCTTAAAAAGCAGGTTTTAGGACACTCACTGGCGATAAAAACAGACTCCAACATATTTTGGGCATACGCTCAACCAGCGAATACTGTGTTTACCAAAATATATGATAATTATGGCATAGCTAAGGTGCTTCATGATTCATGGTGTATGTTTTCATCCCCAGTGGCGGTGTGCTTAGATCATTCTAAATTCGATGGACACTATTCTAAAGAGTTGTTGGCTATGGAACACAAATATTGGTTGCGGTTAAATTCCAGCGATGAGTTGAAGTGGCTATTAAAACAACAGTTTAAGAATAAAGGTGTTACGGCTAATGGGATTAGGTATAAGGTTGATGGGACACGATTATCGGGTGAGTTTACCACGTCAGAAGGAAATACTGTTTTAAACTACGCTATGTTAATAACCTGGTTGCAAAAATCAGGTATTAGTATGGCTAGAGTACATGTTAATGGTGATGATTCTGTTTTAATGTTTGAACATTCAGAACTGAACAAGTTATTACCACTGAGTTATTTCAGGAATTTTAATATGGAGACTGAACAAGACAGAATAGCCTATGATTTTAGACAAATTTCTTATTGTCAAGCTCAACCGATTAGAGTGTCTCATTTAGATCGAATTGTTTGGTATATGGTGAAAGAACCAAATAGAGCACTATCACGCATACAATATTCCGATTCTAGATACGTCAGTGTGTGGAAACGGTATTTGACAGGCGTTGGATTGTGCGAAATGGCTGTTTCTAGTGGTGTACCAATTATGCAGTCACTGGGAAAGCTATTAGCTGGTCTACATCATAAGCCACTAGCTAGTGTGGATAAGAACCCGGCCAAACACAGCGGAAATTTGATATTTGAAAAGCCCGTACTTAATTTAACAAGGAATGATTTTGAGGTTGCATTTGGAATACCAAAGAATACCCAGATCATGTTGGAAGAAGCCTTTGCCGGGGTTACAAGATCTGCCCAGGATCAAGCGAATTTAAACATATCTAAATACACAAAATTTCATTTATTATAAAATCCAGATTTTATATATATATATAACCAATGTATCCTCTACCACAAAGATCTAATAGATCTCGTACGTTAAATACGATCTCGGAAGAGCTAAATAAGACCACACCAAACGCGACACAGTTAGGAGAGCACTTCTTAAATTGTCGATATGACCCTTTCGGACCCACCCCCGTCAAGTCCTACATACCTGACGGAAAAGGACGAAACGTTGTTGTACGCGATATTAAGTTTGCCCATAACATTGCTGTAAGCGGAACGGAAGTTATGAATATACACATAGTACCGTGGTTGCCATTTCCGGTTGGATTTGCCATTAATGGCTATATGACCTCAGGAGTGGTGGCTGCCAGTACGGTGGATGGCATAGCTTTGGGTGGCAATACGACTCTACCATCGGCTACATTCGCCGCCTATCAGCGGATGATACCGTTGAATGTTATGCGAAGCACTTTGTCAACGACATCTGGTGGAGAGTCTACCAATGTGACGGGAGCAAGAATTACTACTTTGGGC